GAAATTCAGAAGGCATTAAGTCCATCATTTCCACCTTTCTCATGTTCTAACTGTGCCATAATGTTATTGTCGTATCTGTAATTTGCCGTGTCGTCGTCCTCATTCCAAACAACTTGCGTGTCTGCAAAAGTTACGGGGTCAATATGCTTAAGCTTTTTAATAGCTTGCCTGCGCGATTCAAGCGGATTTAATGCCATCAATGAGCTTGGCATTGTCATTGACTTAATTTCCTCAGCTACTTGGCGTTCAGCCTTAAATGGCACGTTATCAATACCAAGCATTGTATAAATACAATTCCATATATTTTGCCATTCGGTTTGTAGTTCATCGCCTAAATATGGCGCATCAATCTTCAGCACGTCAATTTTCATATTTTCCAAGCCATTTGTTGCTATAATAGCTGGCTCACCACCTGCAATTTGTTTGTAAATATTTATCATGTCAAACTTTTTTGTCTGGTCACCTTGAATAATAAAAGGCACTTTTTGATGTAAACGGTTGATTTGCTTCGTACGCCAAACGTCCACAAGCTCACGCGCGTAAATATCAACCCAATTAGTAATTGGTATGCGTAACATATTATCCCAAACAAGCGTTCCGCTATGTGTATTTGCGTTAAACCGCCAACCATTATTACCTATCGATAGCCAATGTGTCGGATTATCGTACACATTTAGCGGTGAGTCATACGCAACCATTGTAGAATAATACGTATTAGGTTGCTTCTTCGTGTGTGCAATCGTTGCAACACCTTGAAAAAGTAACGTATACTCTAAATAACGTGCATCGCATGTTTTTGGCAAACCTACCCACTTAAAACGCGATAAAGCAAGATTTATAATTTGCTCTCTAAACATCTGATACATACGTTGATTGTACGCGGCACTTGACCAATAAATATCGTCGCCAATCATTAACGGATTACGTCGTTGCATTTTACGGCTCATAGTTCACCCCTTATCAACTTTTCCATTTCTTCATCTGTTGGAGTTGGTACGCTCTCAATTTCCTCTAGCGCAACTTCTCGTAACTTAATAAATTGTTTACTAATTTGTTCGGCTTCCATGTTTAATTGTTTTTCTTTTTCTTTAGACTCAAGAATTGCCGCATCAATTTGCGCCAAACCTATCCTTTGTATCCATTGATTGATTGCCGTTTTTACTTGAATGTCAATCAGCTGGTCGATTTCATCGTCTGTCTTGCCGTCGTACTTTTGATGTTGTTCTTTCCACAACTTTTGTAGTTCCATGTAGCGACTTGTGTCAATTTCCATATTTCTCCTTTAGATTATCATACAAGCTTATTTTACCTATTTCGTCTGGATTTTCCCAAACTGTCACACCATTTTCAAAAAGTGTCTTTATTTCGTTTTTATAAAATTCATTTACAGTGCTATCAGCGTTTAGCCATATTTCGGACATTTTCCAATAGGTGAAATGCTTCATTACTTGCAATTTTGTAACGTTCCAATTGCCGCTATATGCATAACCATAGCGTAAGAAATAATCGCCTGTCATTGTTATAGCTGACGGATTTTGCGTTATTACACGCACTTGAACACCTCTGTAATTAAAAATATCTTGTGTTGCGTTTCCGCTATTTTCTCCAATTTTAATCGGTGCGTCTGTCTTGTGCTGGTCGAAAGAAAGTTTTATAACGTCTTTCTGCTGTTCTAGCGCTGTTTTATTTGCGAAAGTTGTAGCTTGCCACGATTCAGTAGCATTATTAACAGTAGTATCGTATGAACGTTGATTATTAGCAACACTTGTATTATAGCTATTTTGCGCATTAGATACACTTGTAACATAGGTACGTTGCGCGTTATTAACAGTCGTATTATATGTATCTGTGTTATTCGCCTTTGTAGTATTTAACGTTGCATTAGCATTATTAATACTTGTAGTATATGTGCGGTTATTATTTGCTATAGCGGTATTATAGCTACGTGACGCGTTGCCATTACCTGTAGATTGCGAACGGCTAGCATTATTTTTAGTAGTGTTCGCAATATTATTTGTGTTCTTTTCATTTAATGCATTTGTTTTTTCTGTAGTACTTTGGTCAAGTGAGTTGTTATGGTCTGTGCTATGCGTCATTAAATGGTCTTGGTAATTAGCAACTTTTCTTGCAAAATTTACAGAATTAACTTGTTTTGTAGTATTTAATGATATTGTTGCACCTTGAATTGCTGCATCTTTAGCAATACCAACCGCGCCATTCACAAGCGCACTAATACCACCCGCAATATTGCCGCTTGCAAACGAGCTAACGGCTGAACCTGCGCTAGATACCGCCGCGGCACTTTCGTCAACTGCAAACTTATAATTCATAAAGCCAATATCCGCTTCAAGATTCTTACCGCTTAAGAAATTATTTTCAGCCGTATTATCACGGTAGTTTGTAACGCCTAACTGCGTAACAATTTTATTATTAGTAGTGCGGTTAGTCATATTTTGCGACGCTGTATCATTAGAATTATGCATATTTTTAACGCTTGTATCAGCTGATGCAAACGCGTTATTGCGCGCGGTGTTATTACTTGCAAATGCATTTTGTTCTGCGGCATAAGCACTAGCGTCTGCATTTTGTTTGCCTGTATTAGCACTAGCGATAGCGTTACTATTTGCTGTATCCGCGCTACGATTGGTGTTATTGTAGCTTGTTTGTGCGCTATCGTCGGTGTTATTTTTAGCGGTTGTTGCTGATGCTACGGCATTGTTATAGGTGGTTTGTGCGCTTGCATTTGAATTTGTTTTCGATGTTTCCGCGCTATCCTTTGTATTTTCGTAATTTGTATTATTATTACGCGTTGCAACGTGATAAGCATTTAATGCCTTTAGTTGTTCGGCTTTCATGTCGCGTTGATGCTTAAAAGCGTAATCGGTTGCGCCATCTATCCATAATGCATAAATAGGTATATCAAACTCAGTCATAAAGTCTGTAAATGGCGTATTATAAATTTTTCTAATATCAGTTGTGTTTATATTGCGCCATTCATAAGTATTAAAACCATCGCCATTTACGCCTGTTAAAAATGCTTGTGCTTTCAAATAAGGATAAACTGCACTTACGCGCTTGTGAATTTCAAGATTGCCGCAATTTTCAATACGTACAATACATGTCTTTCCTGCATTATCTGATAAACTTAAGCAAGCATAAGGGAAAGTATAAAGCTTTGCAAGTTCTGCATATTTAGTATCATATGCGAAATCTTTTTTATTTAATGTTATTTTTTCAGCCATTTCATTTATAAAATGCGGCTTGTAAATAACAGTGTTAAAGATAGTAAAAGATTCTGCAACTTCGCACATGTCGTTACCAACAACCCACATAGCTTGTATTGTTTGCATTACTTGCGGTGTGTACTTTTTTACTTGCTCAAAAAATGGCGCGGCATTTTCGGCATATATAGCAAAAACATGCAACCCTGTAGGCATGTAATCAGCGCTATAACTGTTACTAGGCGTTTGCAAGTTGCTATAGTCCATATCACCTAATTGTAAATTAAAGCCATTTACTTTGTATTGGTATCCCCAACGTGTACTAATATCTTCGTATCTAATATCGCTTGTGTCATACCATTCATGCGCGGCATTATTCGCAATATTAATAAACATTGTACTGTCTAATGTCGTTGCAAATAATACTAATTTTTTGCCATTTCCAAACGGATAAAAATTTGATTTTGTTACGATTGATGCATCTTCTCCATACTTTACGTCTGGATATAGTAAATAAGAATTATTCTCAATAGGATTATTAAGGTAATTATCAACATTACTGCTTGCAATTAGCGCGTGGCTACGCTCAAGTTGTGCATACTCAAAATGCACACGATACCCAAACGTTTGCCATGCGTCAAGTCGTAATTGTAATTCAGTTGTTGAAGGTGCGAGTTGTTTAACGTCCTCTACAAAATAGCAATATTTGTAGATTCTATCTTTTGTGTTTGGCTGAATAGGTTCATAAGGGAAATCGACTGTAATGTAATTAAAGTTATTTAATACTTCAAACGGCAAGGGTAAACGAATGGTATTATTAGGTTGTAAATGCA